AAGGCGAACGGGGACGTGATCACTTACATGAGCGTGCTTCACAGCAAACTAACGTTCTGATTTTAACGCAACGTCGCAAAGCCACAGAGAACGCAAAGAAAGAAAAGAACCAATGAAAAAAGTTTTGACAAAAACAGTGGCGCCCGCGGGCGCTGGAATGGACCGGCGCAGCGCGAAGCTGCGGTTTGCGGAAAAGCTGATGATGCCGGCATTCGCGAATGAGATTGATCGGGGGCATCCGATCCTGGGGCCCGACCCGGACCGGGGTTACCGCGACGGGCAGGTGTTCTTCGCGAACGACGCGAGGTTCATTGAAACCTACTACAACGAGCCGCTGACCAATTATATGGTTGGCTGGCGCGATCCGAACAACATCGAGGAGACGTTGCAGTTCTTCGCGCCGCAGGTGCCGGTTGGCCGGCGATTCGAATGGAAGGCGGCGGTGAACGCGGAGGAGTTTTTGTCCGAGACGATAGACGATTCCCGCGCGATCGGGGCGGACTTCAAGCGGGTAATCTACACCGCGACGGATGTGAACGATAAGACGCTGAACCGCGGACTGACGCTGATCGTGGACCTGGACAATGTTCCCGGCGCCGGCGGCGAGAGCGGTGTCCCTCCGTGGCAACAGCAAAAAGTGGCGAAGCTGACGCGGCGGCTTTACCGGAATTCGCTTCGTCGCGCGCTCGCCGGTATTGCGACGGCGGCGGTGACGGTGCCTTACATCTGGGCGCAGCAGCCGCCGAATCCGGGCATTGTGCCGGTGAATCCTGACACGGATGTGCTGGGCGAGTTGAAGAACGCGACGGACTTGACGGGCATCCGGCCGAATCGGGTGGCTTACGGCGACAGTGCGTTTCTGTATCGGCAACAGGCATACGGTGCGCAGAACAACCCGGCGGGTTACCTGGGCTACAACGCGAATGTAGCGGGGAGCATGGCGGCGGCCTTGCAGGTGGATAGGGTCTATGTGAGCCGTGAGCGTTATCAATCCACTGCGGCGGCAAAGAGCGAGATCCTCGGGGCCGCGGTGTATGCGTTTTTCGCCGAGGACGGTGTGGACACGGAGGATCCCTCGAACGTGAAGCGGTTCGTTAGCATGTTCGACAGCGAACAGGGCGGCGGATTGTTCCGGGTCTATGTGCAGCAGCTCAGCAGCAAGCTAATCGCGATCACGATCGAGTTCTACGAGAAGGTGGTGATCACATACGCGAGCGGGATCCGGAAGATGGCCATCGCAAACCAATAACTCACGCAAAGGACGCAAAGGCGAAAGATTAAGATTATGAGCAAGAATAAGATTAAGAGACTGATGACGGCCGGCCTGGCGGCGGTGGCGTTGCTGGTTGGATCGAGGTGCCAGGCGCAGACGGCTGTGGCGCCGAGGGCGGGTTACTTCACGAACGCGGGGACGTTGAATATCACGAACGCGGCCGGCGGGGCGTCGCTGCTGATCTCGGGAAGCGGGACGGCGACGGTGACGAGCTCGAATGTGATCGCGTTTCGCGGTCGCGGAATAGCGCTATGGCCATCGTTTGCATTCACGAACGCGGGCACGGATGCGGTGACGCTCGGGCTGGACGTTAGTCCGGATGGGACGAACTGGTCCACAGCGCAACCGATCCAGCGGGCATTCGTCGGCAATGGAACGACTGGTGTGCTGGGTTACACGAACGTGCTTTCGGACGTTTTGGATAACGTGAAGTTCGTCCGGCTGACGACGATCGCCAATGCGCATGCGTCATCGGTCGTGGTGACGAATGTGGGGTGGAGTATAATTCCGTAAAGCCTCACGCAAAGGTCGCGAAGTCCGCAAAGACTGAATGAGCTGGCAGGTTATAACGTCCGATGAGGTGCTTCAGGAATGGAACACCAAGGAGCCGGAGCTGATTCAAAATCAGCAGGCGGCGCAGGACAATTTGCCGGCGATCCTGGAGCGTGTGGTCAACGCGACTCGTTCATGCGTCATCGCTGGCGGAGGACGGCTGGACCAGGCCGGGACGATTCCGGATCAATTGCGCGAGGAAGTGATTGCGATCGCGCGCTGGCGGCTGCTGCTCTCCCTCCCAGAAGTGAACGAAAGCATCCTGAGTAAATCCAGGAAGGACGCTTACGACGACGCGATAAAACGGATCGACCTGGTGGCGAAGGGAGAAATCAAGATCGAGTTGCCGGGGCAGGCGCTGGATGTGGCGTCGCCGGCGAACGCGATCGAAGTGGCGCCAGGGACGGAGCCGAGGGTGGCGACCAGGACGAAGCTGGATGGACTCGCATGATATTTGAGGAGCCAATTGGGTTGAGCGAGGCGGTGAAGGTTCTGTTGGCTAAACAGATTATGCCGACGTCGCTGGATACTGCCGGGCTTCGGGAGTTGGATGCTTCGTTGCGGGCGCAGTCGTTGTTCTCCGCGGAGACGACCAACCAATATCTGATTGGGAAGTATCGGGACCTGCTCACGAACATCCTCCAACCCGATGTTAACGTTGGCGGGGCCAGGGCGACATACAATCCGACTTACGCTCGGGAGGAGATCAAAAACTTTTTGTCGGGGATCGGTTACGCGCCGGCGGAAGGGACGGGAGGGACGATTAAGGACCTAAGCTCGGACTCGAGGATTGACCTGGTGATCAAGACCAACACGGAAATGGCCCAGGGCCAGGGTTGGTGGTTGCAGGGTCAAGATGCGGCGATCCTGGATGAATGGCCAGGTCAGGAATTGTTCCGTGCGGAGGGCCGGAAGGTGCCTCGGGACTGGATCGAGCGCTGGCGCCTGGCTGGCGGTCAGACGGGTGATCCGATCGGGACGGGTTGGACGATCACGCCCGATGGCCGATTGATCGCGCTGAAGAATCACCAGATCTGGAATGAGCTGGGTAGCTCGAAGAATTTTTCGGATGGGCTGGATCAGCCGTGGCCGCCGTTTGCGTTTCAAAGCGGGATGTGGGTGAGGGACATTTCTCGGACAGAGACGGAAGCTCTCGGGCTGATCACTGCGGACCAGGTTGTGGAACCGAAGAGTGTTGAGGAGGCGTTCGCGTGATTGCGTTTCGATTATCGAGCGTTGGGACCGCGGATCTGGCGAAGAGGGCTGGATCGCTGAGGGCTGATGATATTGCGCGTGTGGGGGCTCGGGCGGCGGCGAACGTAGCGAGGAATCATTTGTTCTCGCTCAACTCAAGCGGGGCAAATGCGCTGGGTGGGAAGAGGACTAATTTTTATTCGGCAGCGGCGAAGTCGGTGGAGGCGCCGACCGTTGCCGGTGGCCGGGCGCAGGTATTGATCACGAAGATCGGACTGGCGCAGCGATGGCTGGGCGGAACCATCAAGGCTGGAGCGGGGATTTCGAGCAAGACGGGCCTTGCGACGCGATATCTGGCGATACCGGCGAGGTCAGAAGCTTACGGCCGTGCGCCGAGCGAGTTCAATGATTTGAGTTTCATTCCGACGCGGCGTGGCGGGGCATTGGTGCAAGCGCTTCAAACGGGTGTGAAGTTCGCTAAAAAGGGAGTTAAACGCGGCTCAGAAGCTGGCGGGCTGGTGATGTTCTGGCTGGTTAGCCAGGTGACGCAGCGGCCAGATCCGAGTGTGATACCGTCGCAGGAGGAATTCGAAACCGAAGTGGAACGAGCTGTGAACGATTTTGTCTCCCGGCATTTAGCGACGTGAAAAATGAACCACTGAGGCACTGAGAGATTAAGATTACGAGAAAGATTAAGATTAAGAAAAACCGGATTTGATGCTGACGGAATATACAGCGGGGATTTTTGCGCGGCTGACTTCGGTGCAGGGCCAGCCTGGGGAGATCCTTAACGACGTGGACATTTTGCTGGAGGACGCGGCGGACCTGGAGACCCAAATCGCCAAGGCGATTGATGAGCATGGAATGGTAATCATCATCGGGGAGCCGAGCTTAGATAACAACGGGCAAAGCAAGCATGTGGCGAACATGGTGATCAAGTCGGGGCTGGGGATTGGGGAGAGCCCGACGTTGTGGCGGAAGCCGGGTCGGCCGGTGTGCAAACAGGTGACGGATCGGGTGGCCAGCTTGCTGCAGGATTTTGGGATTTCGGGTTTTCAACCGTTGCGCGTGCAGCGGGTGATTCAGGTGCCGGACAAGAAGCGTCAGCTCTACGAACTGGAAATCGAGAGCCAGACTGTGTTGCAGAAGACAACAGAATAACGTTGAACCGTGGAATCGTTGAACCGTGGAATCGGCAGATTAAGATTAAGAGTAAGATTGAGACAAAGACCAACAAAACGGAAGGAAACAGCTTATGCCATTTGATGATATTGCAACATACGCGGTAGGTTCGCATGCCTGGTTTTTTCGGGAGAATGACGCTTTCACATTGCCGGCGCCGGGATTTGCCGGGGTGTCCGCGCTGCCTGGTCCGCTGGACGCGGGCTGGATCTACGCCGGGGATATCGAGACCTGGGAGGATCAC